TTTTACGGGTCGAAGAAATTGGTTTCGTCAATTGTGGCTACCGAAAAACGCCAAATGGGTAAATAGTGGCCTCACTATGGCCGAAATGCAGCATTTAGAAGGTTTAAGAGAAAATCGCCTAACCCTTTTAGCTGTGATCGGAGTACCGCCGCAAAAGGTCGGCATTGTACAAGATGTGAACAGATCGACGGCAGAGCAGCAAGATAAAACATTCTACGAAAACACGATTATTCCATTAGCCAAGCTTATAGCTGCAGGATGGAACAATAGTTATCTCGTTAAGAAAAAGTTTTCCGATGAAGTGGAAGTAAGGCCCAATTTTGACGGAATCGAAGCCGTTGAAGGTGGGATTCTAACGAGAGCCGAGCGAGCCAGAGCGCTTGATAACATTGCTGTTCTTAACGAGCAACGCGAAATTGCCGGTTTATCTCCCTTAAAATCGACCGATCCGAGAGGAAACATGCTGCAAGTTGAGCTAACAAGCTTAGGCTTTTCCGGCGGTTTGAATGTCCCAGATGAAGAGATAGGCCCGGAAGATGCCCCCACCGGAGACATGAGAATTGTCGAGATTGGCCCCGGAGATGGAGAGGAACCCCATTCTCATATGGCAGAGGTTGACGATCTGGGTAATGGTAGGACCACATCAACCGAAGGCGAAGGCCAAAGCCACGAACATGAGATTTTAGCCGGTGATGTTCAAATAAGTGGAGCTGATGGTCATTCACACCCTCCTATCGATACGATAGACGACGAAAAGACTTTTAAACGGGTCAAAGCTCAAGCAATCGAGAGTCAGGAAAATTTAGAGCAATCACAGGGTAAAAAATACTTTGCTACTTATCAAAAACATTTGTTCCTAAAATTAGAGCAGGCAAAAAAAGCTTTACGGAACAACGTGGATGTGCGCTCGAGTCTCGAAGAAACTCAGACAATGCGACTTGCTCAATACCAAGCTAATTCCATTCCGGTCCTCGTTGAAACCCAGGAAAAAGGTTTCAATGCTGCACAAAGACAAACAAGATCGTTTCAAGGCAAAAAAAAACAATTCGATTTCAGTCCACAAGACGAACTCGCAATAGAGATTATCCACGATTCCACGGAATCAGAAAAAAACAGGCTTCTCGAGTTAAGGGCAATCCAAAATTTCTTAGAAATCGACGCAAGCGAAAACAATAGAGTTATGAAAATTATTGCTGATGGTTTGGAACGTGGAGAAACAACCGAACAGATTGCAAAAGATTTAGAAAAATCTTATGGGGAAGCTTACGGAGATCAAGCTTTTACGATTACCAGAACCGAAACATTATTTGCTATTTCACAGGGTCTTAATTGGCAAAAGGAAACCCTAGAAACGGTTTTTACGGATGTCAAAAAACAGTGGTTTCACGTTGGAGATGTTGGGAGTAATCCCGACGCCAGGGAGAGACACGCAGCTTTTGAAAATGAAGGTGTCAAAGGCGTCGTTCCAGGCGATCATGTTTGGATCAATTCAGAAACAGGTGCGACGCTCAGATATCCCAGAGATCCAAACGCTGGCCCAAACGATGTAATAAATTGCCGGTGCAGTATGGTTAACATCATTCCCAAAAATGCAGATTCAAACGCATCAGAAATTATAAATTCTCAATAAGGAAACGTTATGGCTATCGAAATAGTAGGCAAGGGAAAAGATGTCGAACGCTACAGGAAATATCTTCATGAGCAGGGTATTTTAACGAAACAATTTTTAAATCATTTACGTTCTAGCGGCCAACAAATCTCGCCCAAACCGGAGGGTTTTAGAGTCTTCAATACGCCGATTAAAAAGGTCTTTGGCGAGTCTAAAAAAGGTATCTTTGAAGACGATCAAAAGTTATTTATAGCCGGAATCGCCAATGCTAATATTGTAGACAGAATGGACGAAAGGCTTGAACCTGCAGGCGTTGACGTTCGCAACTATTTAAAAAACCGCGTTCTCCTGCTCGATCATTTGTACGTTACAAGCGCCGTAATCGGTCGCGTATACGAATTAAAAACTGAAGAAAATGGCGTTCATTTTGAAGCCTACATAGGCGATCCAAAAGCCGCTCCACTCACCCAACAACAAAAAGATGCGCGCTCGCTCGTAGCGCAAAAACTCGTTCAAACCGTTTCCGTTGGCTTTATGCCGCTTAAGATTCAAGCCCCTGTATTCGACGAAGAGGGTAAGCTAATGGAGCCCGCTGTCATCGTCGCATGGGAACTTTTAGAACTTAGCGTCGTAGCGGTTCCAGCGAATCCCGGTGCGGTTTTTGACCTTAAAGAAGTTAATTCGTTTAACACAATTGACGATAAACCTACATCCTATTTGACAAATTCAAAAAACACGCAGAAAATAAAGAGCAGTAAATCAAAGCAAGAGGATTCAGACGGCACAGTAGTACAAACGCTTATTTTTTTGAAAGAATATTTTGAAAAAGAAGAGGCGTTGGAATGGGCAAAAGGCCACGACTATAAGGCCGATAAGGTTGATGAAAACGATGATAGTTATCGCATTCGTCAACATCCCCCAGAAGATTTTGAAGAATCCAGCTTGAAAACTTTGGAAATCGACAAGGGCATAAAAGCCGTAGTCGGCAAACTTAAATCAGAACTACAAGAGGAAGAAAAAATGGAAAAAATGCTAGAGGAGCTGCTAGAAGCTGTCAAAGGTCTAGCGACACAACTAGGAGCCGTTAGCGATAGCATTAAATCCATTACAGATAACAACACCACAATTTTAAGCAAGCTTGATGCTATCGAAATAATCGACGAACGAGGCATGGACGAGGAAGAAGAAGAAGAAAAAGAAAAAGGTTCTGAAGAAGACGAAGACAAAGAAATGGAAGAAGACGAAGAAGAAGACGAAGACGAAGTAGAGGAAAAACTTCTTCAATTAGCCGAAGTCATGCAAAAGCAAGGTGAAAAAATCGATATAATTTCACAAACGCTTCTTAGAGTTATTGAAAATTCTAACGGGTAAACCCCGTTTTTAATTGTTTTCATCCTTTTAATTTTAACGAGGGTTTATATGTCAGAAGTCACTAATCAAGACGACGCAACACAAAAACTATTGGGAATTCTTTCCTCTAAAAAAGCTCCTGAGCAAATCGGAAAGCCTATTTGGGGAAAAGACTTTGAACTTGTGAAAATGCTAGCGTCGAAAAAGAATGCTGGTACAGGTGTCAGTTTTGACGCTACCCAGCTTTTTGGTAAGAAGATTGCAGAAAACGACTATGAAAGCCATTCTATCCCTTTAAACTTTGGCTCTCGTAAAAGCATGGCATTTAGCAATGTCAAAAGCGCAGAAGGTTTTTTAACCGATGTGCTTCCAGATGAAACTAGACTTAGATTATTGGCCTGGAAAAAAGCTCTTTCAAACGTTCAGATTCAGGCGCAAATCAAAAGTTCTGCAGATGGGTATTACACACCGTTTCCAAATCTTAAACTTATGCAAAGCGTACCAGCATGGAAAACATTCGAATCCATGTCAAAAGCCTTTGATATCAGTAGCTTCGGGGAGTGGATAGACCAGGTGCAGGCGCGCTTTTTCTTCGAAGAGTACGAAATTCCGTATATTTTAGCTGACCTTTTCGACAACATGCCGATGACTTCTCCACTCGTTAGAGTACCAGGAGCGTTAGGACTCTTAGAAGGTGAGTTAGAAGCTGATACGGGCGTCTTTAGTGAGCAAAGCAACACCGAAGCAAGCTTTATCGTTGAGAGCAAAAACAACGTAGTTCATACTAAAATTACCCAAGATTTACTAGACGATTCAGCACCTCCGTTGATCGAGAAGCAACGAAAAGAAGTAGTCATGGGCATCGTCCGAAGCTATGAAAGAGCTGTTTTGGACGGTGATGATAGTGGAACGCACATAGACGACGATACCCAAGCTGGATCGGCGAAGCTGTTCACGAAGGCATTTAAAGGTTTACGTAAACGAGCTTTCGACAACGAAACTACGGTAGGTGGTGGAGCTATTGTTTTTGACCATAATGACACACCGTCGAAAGATATGTTTAGCAACCTTCTTAAGAAGATGAAATGTCAAGGAGCCGAAAAATCGGATCTTGCTTACATTGTTGGTTGCACCATCGGTCATGATCTTGTAACTGGGGCAATACCTGAATTATTCACGGCTTTTGCCTTCGGTAGCGTCGCTTCAAACGTAACTGGTATGGTGCCTCCGGTTTTCGGTATTTCGGTAACTGAATCACAGTTAGCTCGTGAAGATTTGGAAACTGATGGTAAAGCAGATAACCCAACCGTAGGGACTACCACGTACGCTTTACTTGTTCAAAAGTCACGTTTTATGAATTTCACAAGACAGGCTACCCGTGTTTGGGCTGCTCCTTCTCTTCCTTCTAGCGATAATATGCTCATGACGGGCAAAGCTAGACATGCTTTTGCAGGCATTCCGCAAAGCGCAGAGGAAAGAAGCGTAACAATGGCGATAAATGTAAAAACTTCTTAAGAAAGCTTCTCCTAGTTTTA